GCGGTGCTTCGATTAATTATCACGGAACACGGGCTTACGGCTCCTACACCTCAGTCGGTGGATCTGGAACCGCCGGATACGGCAGCAGTTCGCAGCAATCAACTACTTACCGCTCTAGCGGCGGAGTAGGAGGCGCAGGCATTTTTGGCGCTGGCGGCAATGGCGGCGGCGCTTTTACTTACAGCAATGCTTGCATAACTGCTTATAACGGCGGCAACGGCCAAGGCCACGCAATCTGGACGCCTAACCTGATTATTCTTGGCGGAGGCGGAGGCGGCGGCGGTGCTGCCACTCGTCAATCGTCAGAACAAGCGCAAGGGCTAGCAGGTTGCGGCGGCCCTGGAGCTGGCGGCGGCTCAATGCACACTTACAACAGCAGCAACGACGTGGCTTACAGCTCCGGCGGCGCTGGCGGAATGTTTGGCGGCGGCGGCGGTGCTGGGCAGTACAGCCAAGGCGGCCCCGGCGGCGCAGCAGCGGGCGGCGGTTCATCAGGCTATGACGCTCACTCCAGCTCTGAGAAGAATCACGGCTGGGGCGGCGATGGCGTCATCTTCATCCAATACAAAATCATCTTCTGAGGAGACCCACAATGACAAAGTACGCACGTTTTTATCCTGACGGTCGGGTCATTGAGACCTTTGTTGGAACTCCTCGCGATTCATTTTGCGAGGACATTGCAAAGGAGTTCATCAAAGTCCCTGACGAAACTAACGTCAACGACAAAAAGACAGCAAAAGGCTGGGACAAATACGTTCTCCCACCTGTTTCTGAAGCCCCTGAGCGAAAGCGTTTTATTTCTGAGACTGAGCTGAAATCTTTCATGACACGGCCCGAGCGTCTTGCCTTTAAGGCAGCGGCATCGGATCCGATCATCGAAGATTTTGCCGAAACGCTTGCCGCCGGTCCATTGGTTCTTACCGATGATGAAACCGTCGAAGCAATCGACAAGCTGCAAAGCCTCAAAGTTTTGACAGCCGTCCGCGCAACACAGCTCAAAGCACTTGGAGAGTAATCGGTGACAACTGACACCCGCACAGCAAACCAAAATTATCCGCTGCCATACCCAAGTAATTTGCTCGCGGCGGACGTTGTTCGTTTGCGGGATGCGTTGACAGCGATTGACTCGGACATCACAAACTCTGTGAGTCAGGCTGAGCTAACGCTCGCGATTAACGTCGCGATCAACGGCTTAGTCGATGGCTCAGCAGGTCAGCTCGACACATTGAACGAGCTGAGTGACGCCCTGGGCGACGATGAAAATTTCGCCGCCACCGTAGCAACCGCTCTGGCCGCAAGGCTGGAGATTGCAGGCGGGACATTAACCGGCGACCTGACTCTTTCAGGTGATCCGACTTCTGCTCTACATGCTGCGACAAAGCAGTTTGTTGAGGCTGTTGTCGAAGCAGCTCCCGTGACCTGGAGCGTGGCAAATACTGCCGCGACCCTGGACGCAAACAAGCGCTACCTCGTAGACAGCAGCGCGGCGTCTTTCACGCTCGCGTTGCCCGCGTCACCGACTGCCGGGCAGTTCGTAACTCTGGCCGATTCTGAGGGTTGCTTTGCAACTTACCCGGTCACCATTGCACAAAACGGCTCCAACATTGTTGGGCAAGCCGCCGACCTAGTGGCGAACGTTGATCGCGCTGTGATCTCTTTGATCTACAGCGGCGACACAACGACCGGCTGGCTCGTTAAGTAATCCCTAGGAGTTTTTTTATTATGACCAATCTTTCATCACTTCCAGGTTTTAGCAGCGGCGGCGGGGGTGGCTCTGGCGGCGGCGGGGGTGCTTACGACCAAATGATTCTTTTGGATGCAAAAAGTTTCGATATGCAGGACGAGGGGAAATACTTAGACAGCACAAATATGGATTCTTATTTCCAAACCTTCCGCATTCGAGGGATGGATACGAGTTCAAAGGCCTATTTTGCGACTAACTGCATGATGATGACCTCGCCAAGCGGCGGGTCAATGCAACACTGTTGCGCTCTTTTCTCTGCTAATCAAACAACAGGAGTGATTGCAAAGGAAAACGTAACTGTAATGCACAGTAATAGCGCTGTTCCTCACGATTATTCGACTTACACTAAAACGGCAGACGAATGGACAGGCCGATATTCATACCACGGCAACATTCCCCACAGTGGCCAGAGCCATACATACTCATATCATCAATGCTTTTTATACAACAGTAGCGGCGGCAAGAGTTCCAATCACCAAAACCATAGTTATTATCCAGCGGGAAATGATCAAACTCACAACTCCTATGTGGCTCCTAATGAGCGAAGGCTTGGTGGGGGAGTAAGGCATTTTCTTGCTAGTTACGACGGAAGCTCAAAAGGTTGCCCCCTAGAGTTCTACTACAACTATCATAGTTCAGCCCTAAACGCTGCAAAGACCGGCAGTCAACCTTACTCAACAAGCGCTACATCGACAACCTATCAGGTCACGATGTTTCACCAGTGGGACTCATCAAACGAGCCTAGGTATGATGCTTTTATGTCGCAGAAAGAGGGCTTGTATGCTCACATAAGATCTAGTGATAGTTGGACAAACCTCGGCGCTGCCTATGGCATGAGCGATCAATGGTGGTCCTTCACTCTCTCAAACGGCAACATGCTGCTAGGGGTCGGTGGTGATGCCTACTTAGTCAATACCAGCGGAACAGTTACAGCGGTTCCCAAAGTAAATACGGTCGTTCCTTTTTCATTAGTTCGTTATAATTGGGCACATTTTTGCTGGAACGTAGGAGAAGATGAGTGGCTCTTGGCAATGCCTGGGGGCAGTTTTACTAAATTCAAGATTGACCCGAGCAATGGCTACTCCACAATTTCAAATTTGTTGGAAGTTACCTCAATGAAGTTTGCATCTTTTGATTCACAGTTTCATTACAAGCGCGGTTTCTGGTCTAGCTTCTCCACGTCTTCCGTTAATACCGGATCTTATGCTGCCACGTTTGGAACAGAGAATTCCAACGGTGTCGGCTACGGAAAATCAAAATTGTTTTATGTCGGTGGCGTCAGCACCCCTAGAGCAATTTTCATGGCGACCTATGACATCGCTGACCTTGTTTCGACTTTGACTTACGCCTAGCCCTAGAGGATTTCCAATGACTTTAGAAGAACTACGAACCGAAAGAAATGCACGCCTAGCGGCTTGTGATTTCTATTTTTTGCAAGACCTGGCAGAGGAGACGCCTGAGGCTGATTTTTTAGCCTGGAAGATCTACCGCCAGGCGCTTCGCGATCTCCCGGCGGCTTATGCTGATGGAAGCGAAACCGAGGTCGAATGGCCTACGAAACCTTTAACCACACAGGAGGCCTGACAAATGCCAACTAACTTTCTTCACGGGGTGGAGGTCGTCGAGCTCACCCAGGGCGTCAGACCTCTGCAGACGGTTCGTTCTGCCGTCATCGGCTTGATTGGCACAGCGCCAAACGCTGACACCGCAATCTATCCACTGAACGAGCCCGTCATCATATCCGGCAGCCGCGCCAAGGCTGACAAGCTTGGAACCGGCGGAACTTTAAAGACTGCGATGGAGGGCATTTTTGCCCAGGTCGGGGCGACTGTTGTCGTGGTCCGAGTCGCCGAAGGCGCTGACGAGGCCGCAACGATTGCCAATTATGTGGGCGATGCAACCGCCAAAACCGGCGTTTGGGCCTTTCTTAAGGCTGAGTCAGTTCTAGGCGTTAGTCCGAAACTGCTTTGCGCCCCTGGCTACACGCATCAATGCACCCTTACACCTGGGTCTGAAGTAGCAAATGAAGTTGTAGCCCAATTGGCCGCACTTGCGAGCGGCTCCGGTGGGGTTGGTGATCGTCTCCGGGCGATCGTGATCGCTGACGGTCCCAACACAACCCAAGCCGACGCGCAGGCCTATGCCGCTTTGCACGTTTCCGATCGCATTTATGTGGTCGACCCTTGGGTCAAAACCAGCGCATCAGTCACGGTGCCATCCTCGGCTTTTGTGGCCGGTGTGATTGCTAAGTCTGACGCTGAGCGCGGCTTTTGGCATTCTCCCAGCAACCGAATCATTCAAGGCATCGTCGGTACTTCAAGAGCCGTGGGATTCTTTTTAGGAGATTCCAGCGCAGAGGCGAATTTGCTGAATGAAATGGATGTGGCCACCATTGTCAGAGAGAACGGTTTCCGCCTCTGGGGCAACCACTCGACCACCTCTGATGCTCAATATCAGTTCATCAGCACCCGTCGGATCATCGACATGGTGAACGAGTCCGTGATGCGCGCGCATCTCTGGGCGGTGGATCGCTGCATCACGCGCACCTACCTACAAGACGTTTCAGAGTCCGTGGCCTCATATCTTCGCAGCCTCGAAACTCGCGGCGCGATCCTGGGCAGCCGGGTCTATGTAGACCCAGACTCAAACACAGCCACCGACGTAGGCAACGGCCAGGTCACGATCGATTTTGAGATCACTCCGACCTACCCAGCCGAGCGCGTCCGGTTCCGTTCAATCCTTACCAATGGATTTATTCAGAACATCCTGACGGATAGCGACGCCGACGACAACTCAGCACTAGAAGACGGCGACGCAAACAACCCAGACAACCAGGCGACAGCCGACCAGTCTGGCTATGGCACAACAACACCCTGAGGAGGATTGATCCATGCTGCCACGCACTCTTAGAAACTTTTCGCTCTTCCTTGATGGGGTCGGCTTTGCCGGCCGCGTTACGGAATTGACTCTGCCGACGATCAGTATCCAAACAGAGGAATACAGAGCGGGAGGCCTCGACGCTCCCATGGCGATCGATATGGGAATGGAAGCTTTAACAGCTTCTTTCACCCTTGCCGAATACGACACCGACATGCTGAAAATGGTCGGCCTTTACGATCAGAACGCTGTCAGCCTGACCGCTCGCGGTGCATTGCAACGAAACGGCGACACTGACGCCGTCGCGATCATTTGCAATCTGACCGGCTCAATCAACAGCTTCGACCCTGGGGCTATGGAGGCCGGCTCACTGACAGAGGCCGGCTTTGAGATGGCGGTTCGCTATTACAAACTTGAGATCGGCGCTGAGACCTTGATCGAGATTGACGTTGAGAACATGACTCGCGTCATCAACGGAACCGATCAGCTCGAATCTCTTCGCACTGCGATGGGGATTTGATAAATGACCTCGAAATCACGCCCTACTGAAACCATCGAACTCGATTATTCGATCGAGATTGATGGGGTGTCGGTTGACTCACTCACCATGCGTCGCCCGACCGTTCGTGATCAGATGATCATCGACAAAGCCAAAGGAACCGACACAGAAAAGGCGGTGAAATTTTTCGCAAATCTTTGCGAGGTTTCCCCGTCTTCGATTGAGGCTCTGGATACTGCCGACTTCACGAAACTCTCGGAAGTCTTGCAGGATTTCCAAGCCCCCCAGTCGGAGACCTGAGGCGGGGGGTCGTCATCCTCTCGAAGCTCACCGGCTGGGGGTTGGATGAGATCCTTGAATTGACCACTGACGACCTGTTGACCTGGGTCAAAACGGCCCAGGGGATCGAGGAAGAAATCGCCAAACAAGCAAAACGGAGGGGCTAAGCCTTGGCAAATCCAGCAAAGCTATCCCTAGAGATTGGCGCCAAGGTTGGCGCCAGTTTTTCCAAGTCGATCAGGAAGGCTCAGCGCCAGATGCTGACCTTTAACGAAAAAGTCAAAAGAAGCATTAACGACACGGCGGCGGGCGCCACGAAAGGCTTCAAAAACGTCATCAGAAACGACGCTTTCCAGGGCGCAGCGGTTGCGGCTGGCGGCCTGGGCCTGGCCTTAAAAGGTGCCATCGGCACGGCCATGAATTTTGAGAAGTCGATGCAGGCCGTCAAGGCTGTAACGACAGACCTCTCAGACAGAGATTTTGTAAGGCTTCAAGACGAGGCCAAGCGATTAGGCCGAACGACTCAGTTCTCAGCGTCTGAAGCGTCTGCAGGCATGGAGAAGCTGGCCCAGGCTGGCTTGAACGCTGAACAAATGTTGGTCGCCACAGGCCCAGCGTTGAACCTAGCCGCAGCCGGAGGGATCGAGCTATCTCAGGCGGCCAATATTGCCACCAATGTGATGGGCGGCATGGCCCTGAAGGTCGGCGACCTGAACATGGTCAACGATGTGCTGGCCAAAACGTCATCGAGCGCAAACACCAACGTTCTCGAGATGGGTCAGGTCTTTGAAAAGGTCGGCGGGGTTGCCCCGAACATGGGCGTTTCAATTCAGCAGATTTCGGCGATGGCCGGGGTCTTGGCGAACAGCGGCATTAAAGGGGCCGAAGCTGGCACAGCAATGAAAACCGCCATGTTGCGGATGGCTTCCGAAAAGACAGCCATCAAAGCAATGAAGGAGCTGGGCGTCAGCGCGACCGACGCTCAGGGAGACATGCGCCAGTTCCCCGACATCCTGCGGGACATGGGCAGCCAGATGGAAGCGCTGGGATTATCTGAATCAAAACGCGCAGACATTCAAAAAAGAGTGTTTGGCCTAAGGGCTGCAGCGAGTGGCGCAATCTTGCAGGAGGCCGCCGCCAATGGCGACCTGGCCAAGATGATCGACACCGTTACCAACAGCGAAGGAACAGCAGAAGAACAGGCAAAAACAAGAATGAAGGGCCTCGCCGGCTCAGTTAAAAAACTGCAATCAGCAGCCGAAGGCCTGGCCATCGCATTCGGTGGCCCGTTGCTGGCGCCTCTTGCTGCAGTCGCTGAAAC